GGTGGATTTATGTTTACTGGTAAGAAAAGCAAATATATTGACTTTACTCCTAAAGACTTTAAGCAAGACGCTGTTACTCCAAAACCTGAAGTTTTAATTCAGGTCCAGGAAATAATAGATTCTTATTTACAAGACAAAACGTCTCATTCTATAGTTGGAGCTCAATTAAAGGATGAACCTAGAAGTTGGGATAAAGTTATTAAAGGAAATACACGCATGTTTGCTATGTCATCTTATGATATGACATTGGTGAATAGAATGTATTTATTACCATTCTATAGTATGATGTGCGAACACAGAGATGTGTTTAGTACTAAAATTGGAATAAATATGCACTCTGACGAAGTAGATACAATGTACAATACCCTAAAAAATTTTTCATCTAATATTATGGAAGGTGATTATGGTGGGTACGATACAAGTATGCCAATAGGAATTGGGTTTATGTCTAATTCCATTGTTTATACTGTACTTAAAAAATTAGGTTATAATGCTCATGCTTTGCAAATCGTCAAAGGCATTTTAACAGAAAATTTATTCCCAACTGTTGTATTAAATGGAACCGTCTTTACACCACCTGGTTTTCAACCATCAGGCAAATATGCCACCGCTGAGGACAATTCCCTGCGCGGTGTAATTTTGTTACGATATGCTTTCACAGTAATGTGTACACCTCTTGGTTATAATAATGCTTTAAATTTAACTACGAAATTTAATGTTCGTGATTTTGATGATCTTTTATTACCGATAACATATGGTGATGATATGTTATGTGGTGTTAAAGATGAATTAGCACCTTATTTTAATAATATCACCTACGAAAAGTTTGTCCGAGAAGTTTATTACATGACCTTCACGACGTCAGATAAAAAAGAACAGACGGAAAAATTTGTTCGTATTGAGGATATTTCTTTTCTCAAAAGAACATTTAAGTACCATCCTCTCATGAAACGAATCATTGCACCATTAGACAAAGATTCTATTATGAAAAGTTTATGTTACTATTTACCTTCAAAAGAAATTACTCCAGAAGAACAGATTGTTCAAACATGTATTAGTGCTCTTACTGAACTGTTCTTTCATTGTGATGAGCAAAGTACCTATGATACTTATAGGCGTAAAATCATAGACAAATTAGCTGACTTGACTAGGTTCAGCATATCTGATTTGGAGCCCTTGTTTAAAACTTGGGATTCTTTATTGGATAAATATAGTCCACAATAGTTTTATTATCTTTTACTAATAAAAGATAAAACTCAGTGCCAAATATACTGAACATTTAATCACTTTATCAAACCATAAGATGAATGTTTACAGGAAACACTGTTATAAAAGGAGGCTTATTTAAGCTTATTATGA